CGCTACATAATGCGCACCAATGATAGAAGGGGTTTCACTCTCAACTCGAGGATTAATCCCCCATTCTCTCATGGTAGACATAATAACGTCTTTAGTGAACAGAGGTCGCTGCAGAGATACACAACAGATATTGTCGTCACCGATGATATTCAGAAATACATTACTGAAAAAATCATCGATGGAGTCACCAGGATAAACTCGCGAGTAGGCCTCGAGGTATAACATGAACAAAATCATCGAGTTATCGACTAGCGTGTTCGAAGAGCCACTTGCGTTACCATTGTACTTACGCACAACTTCACCTGTATCAGAAATGATGAAAGTGGAAACCACTTCATCAACCAACCAGTAGAGCTTGTCATTCGACAACGGTACACGAAATGCGCTATTCCTTACACGATACAACGCCGCGAACAATTCTCGTGAAAGTGTAGTATCCCACAAAGTTTCATCTAAGGAGAACACAGCACCTTTATCCAAATGTATACACAAACGATTCCAACCACCAGCGAAAGGCGACCTTCCCACATAGAAAGGCCACACCTCCTGGCGACTCCACTCAATCATAGCAGCATTGAATGGCGCACAATATCGCAAAAGTACTATTTGTGTGTGAATGGGGCAACACGCAAAAAAGCGAGTATGTCCAGACTCAAACTTTTTGCGCTTTAACACCTCCTCTTTAAGGCAACCAGTCCAAAGACCATGCAAACCAGACTCCTCAAACTCTTTGGCATAACGCACCGCTTGGCCATCCTCAAGAACCTCAGCTCTTGAATGATAGCCCATCTCAGTGTAGGGCCAACCAGGACTACTAGTTTTCTCGGTCATGAAATCAATGGCTTCCTCATAAGAAATCACATCAACATCACGAATAAAACGGTTTACAAAAATGTGTAACAACCGCTCACCGCCGCTAATACAGCCGACAGGAACGGGTTTCATAAAATCAGACAGCACAAACTCCATATCACCACCGGTACCAACTCTTAAGTACTTATCACGCGCCTCGGCCACAAGATCTTTTTCAAGATCTGTGCATCCAGTGCACGCAACATAACGTTTCAAGAAGGCATCGGCAATCACATCACACGGTTTTACATCAGTAGTATAGACAACACGTGAACCATACGCATAGGTTAAAACACCAGCGTATTCGCCTGTATCGTCCAGCTCTAATGAGAAACCGCCGCCACTGGGGAGCCAGATGGCACAATGGGGCGGAAGGAGTTTAACTTATCTAAAAATTCCCGCACAACCGGTGCAGGTACACCATAATTGACACCGTTATCACCTCCTAAGTTATGTAAGGACACAATCCCAGATGCCTCGTTTTCACAAGAAACAAAGGGCAGTCCACAATCACCAAAGGTGGTGGCAATATCATATCCAACGGATTCAGCTGTAACCTTCACAATCTTTCCAGCAGTCGTATGCCCGTTCCTCCTCACAAATACAGGCATGCCAACAGAAGGGTCGATCTTACAAAGGGAAACTCTTGTGCGTGGAGGAGAAACAATCTCCAATGCTGCGAGATCAGCATTCAATCCAAGCGCACTAGCCCTTGTAAGCCTAACAACCTTCTTCTCGGCACCCAACATATC